GTGGAAAGTTGAAAGAGATTAGTGATTTAGTAATCCATACAGCTATGTTCGATATGCGTCAGGCAGAAAGTGCACATTCAATTGTCCTCCATTATATTATTGAAAGTATGGGAGGAAAGAAATGATTGAACATATTATGGTACTAAAAAAGAAATTAGAGTTGGGTGGAGAATTATGGGAATGTCCTGATTGTCATAAACAGATTATAATTCAGAGGGGAGCTACTAGTAGTGCTCTCTTAGATTTCCATGATAATATTATTCACACTAGACAAGCCTTGGGTTCACGAGAATCTTATATAGAATTAGTTGACGACTTTGATGAAATGATGAGAGATTGGAATGAATCCATATGATTACTTTGATAAAATATGTTTAGTAAATTTAGATAACCGTCCAGATAGATTAGAAAGAGCTAAAGTAGAATTAGAAAGAGCAGGTATTTGGGACAGAGTTCTTAGAGTCCCTGGAATTTATTTACCTGATAATCCATCTAGAGGAAATCATTTAGCTCATGCTAACTGTATAAAATCTGCTATAGATGCTGGTGCTAGAAACGTTCTTATTCTAGAAGATGACATTGAATGGTTGGAAGATCCTTTACTTTTTAAACGAGTAGTACCTGAACTTACAGATTGGGATTTATTATATTTAGGTGTCAATACCGAGAAAGATTGTTACCAAGTTAGTAGACATCTAGCTAAACTAAATTTTGCATATGCGACCCATGCATATGCGATCAATAAAAATATGTTTGAAAAGATATTGGCAATCAATGAAGATCCAAATACTATTCATAATGATGTTAGAATGTGCGAAGAAATTATTCCTTATTATAACTGTTATCAAACTATTCCTATGTTAGCTGGACAGAGAAGTGATTATTCCGATCTACAAAAAATGGTTATGACTTCTAATCCTGTATTCATTCAGAGATTTCAAGAACATTTAAAACCTATGGGATTTCTAACAGCAGAACCAACCTTCGTAACTTTTATAACCCCTACAGTTGGTAGAAGAACTTTACAAAGAACTATAGATTCTATTATAAGACAGCATGATTGGGATTGGAAATCTATTGTTATGTTCGATGGTAGAGATATAAACTTTTCTACAGATAATGATCACGTGACTGTAACTAGTTGTGAAAGAAAAAATCATGCAGGACTTGTTAGAAATGAAGCAATGAAACTTGTAACAACAGATTGGATTGCTTTTGTAGATGATGATGATTGGATAGAGTTAGACTATATTGAGACTTTGAAGCAGTTTAGTAAATATGATGTAGTTATATTTACATATAAAGATGTATCTAATGGTAACATACAACCACCTTTGGGTGGGGATAGTGACTTCAAATCTGGAAATGTTGGGATTAGTTTTTCTGTAAAGACAGATTTTATTATTAAGAATAATATTCAATTCAGAGAAGGTCCTTTAGAAGATTTCGATTTCTTAGATCAATGCAGATCCAAGGGAGCTACTTATAAAGTAACTCATCTTATAAAATACTTCGTTGGAAAACGAGGGGAATGGAGAGAAAATGTATAATGGTTACAATGTAACCTTGTGTATTCCTACACTTAGTGAGTATGATTTACTAAACAATTGTATAAGATCTGCTAGTGAGGGTAGCGTAAAACCTGATACTATTTTAGTAATGGATAATGGTGGTCTATATAATTATGAAGGACCAGAAAATGTAGAAGTATTTAGTTATGGATATAATATTGGGGTAGCTAAAAGCTGGAATTACTTTATAAAGAATGTCCCTGAGATTAGAATTATTTCAAATGATGATATTGAATTTAGACAGGATACTATAAAAGTTTTACTAGATAGTTATACTGGAAGAACTATTCACGGAATAGGTGGAATAGACAGTTTGAATATATTTAGTTTATTTGTCTTTCCAGATATTCTAGTAAATACAATAGGACTATTTGATGAATCAATATCCCCAAACTATGCATACTTTGAAGATAATGATTATCTTTATAGAATGAGATTAGCTAATATCGGATTAGATGTAAGTCCTTTTGTAGATGTAGGACATTATCACAGCGCTACTTTGAAGCACATGAATGTAGCTCAAACAAATGAGCATCATAAAAAGTTTCAATTAGCCAGAGAAAATTATGTTAGAAAGTGGGGTGGACAACCCTGGGAAGAGAAGTATACAACTCCCTTTAACTCATAGGATACAATGGCATTAAAAGAACATGTAGCACAATCTGACCTTTATCTTTATGAAATTATAAAGAATCCTGTCTTATGTACTGAGTTCATTCAGAACTATGATAAGGTTGCTTATGAAGAAGTTTTTGAATTGACTCAATATCAAAAGGAAATGATGTGTGATTTCAATCCACATGTTTCACTATGTTCTGCTCGTGCTATTGGTAAGACTGTATCTTTGAGTTCACTTCTAGTATGGGCGTTAGTTTATAATCTATTCCCTAATGATTATATAATCTTCACAGTTCCAAATAAAGTTCACCTCGAACCTGTATTTACAAATCTTATTAGAATACTAAGATCAAACACTTTCCTAAAGAATTTTATTAGATCTACAGGTGGTATCAATGGTTCTGATTTCACAATCGAATTATTGAATAGAGCTAAGTTGATGTGTCGTATTGCGGGTACTTCTGGTACTGGATCAAATGTTATTGGTCTTCACACACCATTAGTATTCTTAGATGAAGCAGGTTATTATCCTTGGGGTACATGGATAGAAATGCAACCAATCGTCAACACTTGGGTGAAAGGTTACAGGGTTATGGTATCTGGTGTACCCACAGGATTACGAGAGAAGAATGTTTTATACTCAGTAGATCAGGAAAACTCAGCCTACACTAAACATAGAGTCAAAGCTTTTGATAATCCTAGGTTTAGTGCTGATGATGAAGAGAGAGCAGAAGAGCAATATAATGGAAAAGATAGTGATGATTATCTTCACTTCGTCCTTGGATTGCATGGACATCCTGTATATGCTCTATTTGATAGAGGGAACTTTGAGGTTGGTGATGATGATGTTTTGAAACTAACTCTCAATGGCCTTGAAATTCAAAATGATCTAGCTGAATATATGACTAAGATATCTAGTAGAATTCCAGTTATACAAGACGGATCTCCAGTTCTAATTGGAATTGACTTAGGGTATACTGAACCAACAGCTATCGTTATTATGAAAGAAGATATACATGATAAGTTACATTTCTATGCAAGAATTAGAATGGATAAAGTATCTTACCCTGTACAAGAGAAATTGATAGACTTTATTGATACTAGATATAAACCTCAATACATAGGTATTGATAAAGGTAACATTGGTATCAGCATGGTTCAGGCTTTTCAAGAGGGGGAACAGTATGCCAACAAGAAGTACAATACTAGAATGATTCCAGTAGACTTCTCATCCTCAACGTTTATTGGTTTTGATGCTGATGGTGCTGAACTAAAACAAAAGACTAAACCATTAGCTACTTCTATCTTACAAGATTTCTCCAATCAACATAAGATAGTTTACTCTTCTAAAGATCCTGAAATGATTACAGAACTAGAACGTATGACCTATAGCAAGAGTGTTAATGGAGATATTACTTACAAGACAATGACAGTACGTGGAGGTCAAAAAGGAGAAGATCACTTTACATCTGCACTTCTTTGTGCTTCCCTTGCTTATTATCTTACTCACGATTTTACTTTACTCAGAACGAGAAAACCAAAACTAATTGGTTTCTCATGGTTAGGTGCATAAATGACAACAAAAGAAAAGACAACTGAAGCAGTAGCTGATACATCAACTAAGTTAGCAAACCCTAAACAAGCCTTTGCTGAATACTCAATGATGGGACCAGCTAATGCAGTTAATCCTTGGGCTCCATCTGATATTGATAAGATGGAATCACCCGATATCCTAAAAGACTTTAGAAAGATTGTTTCAGCCTGTAGATTTTTCTATAAGAGAGATCCTCTAGCTTCAACAGTAATTAACAAGATGATTGACATTGGTGTCAATGGTATATCATATAGTCGTAATGGTATATCTGATACAGAGTTCAAAATCTATGAAGCTCTAGAAGAAGATCTTATGGAATTCGCTGAGAGCATGGCTCTTGAATTTCTAATCTCAGGTCTAGTATTACCAGAAGTTAAGTATGCTCCTGTAGGAAAAGACGAACTAAAATTCCTAGGGATAAAAAGATACTCAACTCTAACTCTACCTGTTTCAATGTGGGTTAGAGATCCAATGTCTATTATAGTCAATCAGACTATGCTAGCAGATAAACCTTCATTCGTATTAGAGATTCCA